GATTTGATGTTTTTGGCGTACCACGCAATGAAGCGCGAATCAGCTGGAAAGCCTGTGAAGCCTTTTGAGGTTTGGTGCGAGACTGTAACTGACATAAACATGGGAGAAACCGAAAACCCAAAAGTTACGAATCCGGATCAATAAACCGGATCATTTGGGAATTGGCCATCACCACCGGACTGTCACGATCAGAGTTTCAAACCGCTGAGGACATTTTAACTGTTTTCGAGATACTAAGGACAAGAGATGGCAACTGAGTCAATCACCTATGACAAAGCTCAATTGCGCGGCATTTTGCAAGCTTTCAAAGGCATGGATGAACAAGCTGTATCTGAGGCCAAAGCCGTTTCAAATGGGTTGGCCACTTATGTGCAATCCAAAATCATTTCATCAGCTGGCAACCGGCCAAATAAGGCGGCTGCTCGCGTTGCTCAAGGATCGCGCGTAAGCAAATCATCCAAAATTGGTGAATTGTCATTTGGCTTTGTATCGCAGAAATTTAGCGGTGGCGGTACAACTCAACAGCTTTGGGGCGGTTACGAATTCGGGTCAAATAAATACAAGCAATTCCCGGTGTGGTCAGGCCGTGAAGGTCGCGGATCAAGAGGATACTTTATCTATCCAACATTGAGAGCCGAACAACCACACATCATCGATGAGTGGGAAAATGCTTTCACAAAGATTTTGAAGGAGTGGTGATGGCCGGACAAAGTAGAACGCTCAAGCTTTCCATTTTGGCGGACATTGACAACCTCAAAAAGAATCTCAACAATGGATCAAACGAGGTTGAAGGCTTTGGCTCGAAACTGGGTGGATTCGCCAAAAAAGCCGGCACAGCTTTTGCCGTAGCTGGAGCAGCTGCCGCAGCTTATGCCGGCACATTGCTTGTCGATGGTGTCAAGGCTGCAATTGAGGATGAAGCCGCACAAGCCAAATTGGCAACCACATTGGAAAATGTCACGGGTGCCACAAGCAAGCAAATCAAGGCCGTTGAGGATTACATCACGCAAACAGCTTTGGCCAATGGCATCACCGATGACAAATTGAGGCCATCGCTTGATCGGTTGATCAGATCGACCAAGGATGCGACCAAAGCACAAGAATTGCAATCATTGGCTTTGGACATTGCTGCCGGTACAGGCAAGGATTTGCAAGCCGTTTCAGAGGCTTTGGGCAAGGCTTATGATGGCAATTTGGGAGCTTTGAAAAAACTTGGCGTGGGCATCGATGATTCGATCATCAAATCAAAAGATTTTGATGCTGCCGCTGCCGCGCTTTCAAAGACTTTTGAAGGTCAGGCATCAAAGCAAGCTGAGACATTTCAAGGCAAAATGGATCGCTTATCAATTGCATTTGGTGAGGCAAAAGAAACTGTCGGATCGTATGTGCTTGATGCACTTACACCATTGCTGAGCACTTTTGTTGATAAAGGCATCCCAGCAATTCAAGGATTTGCAGACAATTTGGGCAAAACATTGGGGCCAGCATTTGGCGAAATTTTCAATGTCATCAAAAAAGATTTGTTGCCAATTTTAGTGAGCTGGTGGAAATTCTTATACGAGGAAGTCATACCAGCAATTGGCTCGGTCGTTGGGCCAATCCTTGAAGGTTTGAAATCTGCATTTGATAAGATCAAAAAAGCAATCACAGACAATTCAGCCGAATTGCAGCCATTTTATGATGCGCTCGAAAAAGTGTGGGATTTCATCAAAAAGTATTTGGCACCACTTTTGGGCGGTACTTTCAAAACAGCACTTGAAGGCATCGGCACGCTTGTCGGTGGCCTTGTAACAGGCTTTTCAAAGCTCGTTAAATTCATTACCGATACAATCAATAAAATCAAAGAATTTGTGAATTTTGTCAAGGATAACCCGGTCACACGCTTTTTCTTTGGCGATTCTGGTGATAAGTCGCTCAAAGCTGGTGTGGGCTTTGATTCTGGTGCAAGCGATGGCGGCTTTGGTGGCGGTTTTGCTGGTACCGGTGGCACGAGTGGCACAACCACATTTTTGGGTGGCAATGATCCGCGAACATTTACAGGCGCACCACTTGAGGCATTTTCACCGGGGATGCAAGCTGCAATTTTACGCAAAAACGAATTGGTTGCAGAAACCGAAAGATTGCGAAAGGCACGCGAGGCAGCCGCAGCTGCACGCATAGCGGCAACCGGTGGGCTTTCAACGGCTGAACGAATCGTCATCAATGTAAATGCTGCATCGATTATCGATGAGGAAGGCTTTACACGCGCGGCCACAACAGCTTTCAACAATTCATTTTACCGAGGCACGCTAGGTGCTGGAGCTTTGGTTGTTGAGTAATGACACTATTCAATCCGATTTGGCGCGTGACCATTGGCGGTGTTCAATACCAAACCGCTATTTTGGCCAATTTAACCATCACCAGCGGCCGCACAAACATTTATGAGCAAGCACAGGCCGGATACACAAATCTCGAAATCATCAACCTTGATCAATCCAATGTAAGCATTGCAATCAATCAATCCATCACAATTGAGCTGCAAGATTCGACATCGACATTTGTGCCAATCTTTGGTGGATCAATTGTTGAGGTTGGCATTTCGGTTGCTGAGGTTGGAAATGTCGATTACGCACAGCGCATCAACATTATTGCTTTGGGTGCATTGGCTAGATTGCCAAAAGCATTGACTGAAGGCGTTTTGTGCGATGATTTTGACGGCGATCAGATTTATACATTTTTGAGCGAGGTTTTATTTAGCTCATGGCAAGAGGTACCAGGAGCATTGACATGGGCAACCTATGATCCAACCACTCAATGGCAAGATGCTGAAAACACCGGATTGGGTGACATTGACCGACCGGGAAATTATGAGCTAGAAAACCGCGGATCATCGGTGACTGATGTTTATTCATTGGTCGCAGCTTTGGCCACATCAGGATTGGGATACCTCTTTGAATCGCCAACCGGCCAAATTGGCTATGCAGACAGCACTCACCGCACAAATTATTTGGCAGCAAATGGGTATGTTGATCTCACAGCGAATCATGCTTTGGCATCGGGCTTGAGCATCCAGTCGCGCACAGGCGATGTGCGAAACAGCATCACGCTCAGATACGGAAACACATCAAATCTTGAAGTCAGCGCGATTGATACGGCATCGATTGGCTTGTATGGTCAATTGGCGCAGATTTTTAGCACCACCATAAAACATCAAGCCGATGCTCAGGATCAAGCCGATTTTTATTTGGGCTTGAGAGCTTATCCACGATTTAATTTCAACAACATCACATTTGAGCTTACAAATCCAGAGCTTGATGATACCGACCGCGATGCTTTGATCAATGTTTTCATGGGTATGCCCGTAAACATTGCCGATCTGCCATTGAACATGAATTCTGGAGATTATTTGGGTTTTGTTGAAGGCTGGACATTTTCTGCCCGATACAATCAGATCAGCATTTCAATGATCGTTTCACCGATCGCATTTTCATTGCAAGCCATGCGATGGAACGATGTACCGGTGGTGGAGAAATGGAACACAATCAATCCAACTTTGGATTGGATCAATGCCACGATTGTGGCGTAAGGAGAAAACATGAGCAATCCAACGAGCAATTTTGGATGGCAGATGCCAACGGCCACAGATTTGGTCACGGATTTGCCAGCTGATTTTGAGGTTTTTGGGCAGGCGGTTGATACATCGTTAGCCGATCTCAAAGGCGGCACAACAGGCCAAATTCTTGCAAAAAATTCAAACACCGACATGGATTTTGTGTGGGTAACGGATGCAGCCGGTGACATCCAAGGCGTAACAGCAGGCGTGGGAATTTCAGGCGGTGGAACATCGGGAACTGTCACAGTAACAAATGACATGGCAACCACGATGACAACAAAAGGTGACATCGTTGTGGCAACGGGATCAGGCACATACATCCGACAAGCTGTTGGCACAAACAATCAAGTTTTGATGGCAGATTCAGCTCAGGCCGATGGCGTGAAATACGCCAATGAGGCCACAGCAACATTGACCACAACTGGTGATTTGTTGTATGCCTCAGCAGCAAATACTTTGGCAAGGCGTGCAATTGGCACGACTGGTCAGATTTTGTCTGTTTCTGGTGGTTTGCCAACATGGACAACACCAGCAAGTGCCGGAAGCTTGACATTGCTATCAACAACAGACATGAGCGGCCAATCGACTGTGACAGTTTCAAGCTTGAATCAGACATACAAAAATTTGGTGATTCAAATTAGAAATTTTTACCCAAGCAGCACAACCGCTCAGCTTGCTTTGAGATTGAATGGATTTAGCGGCCTCAATCCTTACTATGGTTTTATGACAGGCGCGCGAAACAGCTCAAACTTTACAACCGGCATGAGCAACAACAGCGGATTTGATCTGACCGCAGGTTGGGTCAATTACATGTTGAACTCACAATCAAACAACATGATTGAAATCACATTGACAGATTACGCCTCAACATCAATCAGAAAAATGGTGGAGTGGAACATCGCGTGTGCCAATGACAGCAATCAGCAAGTCAATGCTGTGGGTGGTGGCGTGAATTATGGTGATGTCTTTACATCAGCAATTACAAGTTTTGCCTTGAATACAAATGCCGGAACTTTCACAGCCGGAACGATCCTAGTGTATGGAGTAAATTGATGAGCAACCCAACAATTCGCGAGCACAACATGGAAACCGATGAAATTATTGATCGGGAAATGACTCAAGAGGAGCTTGCAGCTTATGAGTTAAGCAAAACGGAATTGAAAGCAAACATTGAAGCTGAGGCCGACAAGGTAGCGGAAAAGGCTGCATTGCTTGAGAAATTGGGCATCACAGCTGATGAAGCGGCTTTGTTGCTTTCATGAATTTTCCACAAGGCACATTGCCGCGTTTGATTCAGGTCGCACTTGCTGAGGTAGGCACGGCCGAAACAGGCAACAATGAGACAAAGTATGGCAAACACATGAAAGCCGACAAGCTGCCATGGTGTGGGTCATTTCTCAATTGGTGTGCTGATCAAGCTGGTGTCAAGGTGCCAAATGTTGTCAGCACAAGAGCTGGAGCCGAGGCATTTAAGAAAGCCAAGCAATGGCATACAACACCAAAGATTGGTGATTTTGTTTTCTTTGATTTCATCATCGATGACAAAACAACAATCAATCACATTGGCTTGGTGATCCGAGCATCGGAAAAACAGATTGTGACCATTGAAGGCAACACATCGGGTGCTGGTGATCAGCGCAATGGTGGAGAAGTCATGGTGAAATCAAGAGCTTTGGGAGCACGCTCATTTGTGGTCGGTTATGGCCGGCCAACTTATGAGCCATTTTCTGGTGATCTACCAGATCGACCAAAAGGAGAAAAATAATGGATCAAGCAAAAGCAATTGCGGCTTCATGGGGTCGCTCATACATCGCGGCAGCTTTGGCCGTGTACATGGATGGT